CCCGCCAAGGGATCGAGACCATGACATCGTCGTCATTGCCGCCAATCGGTCGGCCGCCATCGCCGAAGATGATCTTCGGGAAGAAGAGCGTGTATTTCTTGTTAGCCGCCGCACCGATGGTTGCGGTTAGCGAGCCGCCGCCGTGGTCGAGCACCTTCTGGTACAGCTCGTTGCTTTCGAAGTAGGCCTCCAGGGTGCCCGTCACGTTGCACCGCCCCACGCCGAACTCCTCGGAGTAGAGAGAGCCAACCACCGCGCGGGTACGCAGGCCGTTGTTGATCTCGAAGTTGAGGCTCGCGACCTTCGGCTGGGTGGTGATCCCGCTGACCGCCAGTGCCAGGACGTGGGACGACGAGTTCATGATCGGCTCGGCGCTGGCAGGCGTATAGGTCGCGCCGGTGACAATGGCCTCGGCCAATGCCTCCTTCTGCGCCATGAGGCCGAATGATCCGGTGACCTTGCCGCGGCGCTCAATCGCCAACGACAGCGTGTTGACCATGCAGCCGTTGAACCGCGAGAAGCTGTCGGTGTCGCCGAGCTCCAGCGTCTCCTCGATGGTGAAGAACTTGCGGGTCACTCCGTTCTTCAGGACGTTGGTTGCCCAGGTGCCGAAGAACGCGCCCTCGAACAGGTCGTCGAAGCTGCCATAGCTGAGCTCGAACGGGTACGAGCCGGAAGCATCCTTCCCGAGCATGATCTCGTCGGTGACATTGCGGTCGGCCCGCAACTCGTCCGAGGTGGCAACGGCTTTATTGGTCCGCATGCCGCCGCCGGTGACGCGGCTTGTTGCGAACGTGGGGGTGGCCGGCGTCGTGCCGAACACGGTCTCGGCGACGCGCGCGATCCGCGCCTCACTGCTGGATGCAAAGGGCATGGGTAGTCTCCTGCGAAGAAGGGGGTCAGCCGATCAGGTCGTGGTGGTACGGAACCGCGAAGGACAGCCGGAAATACCCGCCTTCGTCGTTGCTATCGTCAGCGACGGGCGGGCTCGGAGCCAAGGTTCGCACCGCGCCAATGTGCTTGCCCCGAAAGAGGGTGGCGATCTGTTCGGCCATGCCGACGCCCAGCATCTGCTGCCTCTTGTCGAAGTGCAGCACGATCCGGAAAGCGCCCTCGGTGCGCCAGACATTCGCGCCGGGCGCGCCGATGGTCAGCTGCTCGCTGTTCGCCACCGGGTACTGGACCACGACGAACGGCTGGAAATTGGCCGGGCGATCCCCGGGCGTCTTCAGGCCTATGACCGGACACGCCGACCAGTTCGCCGCCAGGTGATCCTCGACGGCGTCGATAACTGCGGTGCTTGGCATGTTAGATCCGGACCCAGATGGCCGGCTGGCGGCTCTGCTTGGACAGATTGTGAGCCGCCCGGTGAGCTGGGGTCGCCTTCTTGCGTCCGCGTCTGGCGCTGGCGCGATGCACCGGCACGTAATCCATCAGCAGAGAACGGAAACCGAAGCTGATCCGCGCGATATTCCCGAAACGCTGGGAGGCAAGAGCAGCCACCGCTTCCATCACGCCATCGGGTGCCTGCTTGGACAGCCCCTTCTCGATTTTGCGGGCATAGGGCTGGGTGTTGATGAACACGTATTCGCTGGCGGCCGGTGGCGCGGCCACGCTGGCCTCGGTCCCGTCTGCGAGGAAAAGGAACGAATTCTGGAAGTCACCGCTCTTGATCGGGGAGTTCTTCTTGAGTTGCTCGGCAATCCAGCCGAAGACCTCGTCCAGCAACTGGAACTCGAAAGCGATGACACCCTGTGGCCGGACACTGTCGAGAGGCGCGCCCTCCTGGCCATCAACATACGTCTCGTGAGGCGGGGTGCGTCCAAGGGCCTTGTTGTTCGTGTCTTGCGCAGCCATTAGCTGAACCCGCGCAAAATCGGCCAGCACCTCGCTCTGGGCTTCCGGGGAGAGGTCGGCAGCTATCATCAACTCGATGTCGCGAGCGATGGGGTCAATGCGGGTGCGGACCGCCATCAGCCGCGCGCTCGGATCTCGTAGGCGATCAGCTCGCCGTTGATGCGCCTAGTGCTGTCGTCCACGTCCTCGATATTGAGCGGGGTGCCCCGCACGAGAATGCGGTCGTCCTCGGCAGGTTCGAAGGGCAGGGCGTCGGCCAGCAGGATGATCCTGCGGTCGCCTTGTTCGATGTCGCCAACCAGTTCCTCGGGATCGTACCCGGTGACGCGAGCAAGGCAGACATGCTCGTCATCGCCCTTCTGCAGGGTAACCTGTTCGCCAGCACGGGCAAGGCCGCGGGCATAAGACGCGCGGGCGGCAGCCGCCGTCATCATACGTGGTAGACCTTGAACGGGCGCAGCAGGTCGTCGGCAGCACCGCGCAAAGCCGACGCGGCGGTGTCCGGCATCACGTAGTCCCAAGTGCCGACACCGTCGATAGTTTCCCGGCGGAGTGCGCCGGACACGATCTGCAGCGTCTTCAGCTGGCCGGCCATCATGATGATGGCGTGCTTGATGACCTCGGGCACGTCCTGCGCCGTCCACCCTGCCTTGTACCGGATGCGGATGGCCTCCGAGGCGGCCCACGATCCTCGGGGGATCACGTTGGCTCCGTCGAAGGCGTAGGCGCCGGGAGCAATAACCGCCTCGTCGCCAGCCGGGCCAGCGTGCACGCTGATGATGGCGGTCGCCGTCGGCAGCGGTAGTTGGATCGGGCGGATGGCAGCACCGCGCGACGGCAGCACCGCCTCAAGCTCCTGATCCCCGACAGCACGACCCAGACGGCCATGCGGCCCATCGATGGACTGCTGTGCGGTCGAGAGCAGGAACTGAATGCGGGCATCGGCATCCTCTGCGGAGAACGCGCCAGCCGCACGGGCCTCCTCGGCCGTCACCAACGCCGCGGGCTTTGTGATCTGCCACACCGTCATGAGCGCGCCCCGGCGGGCAGACCGACGCGGACAGGCTCTGCGGCCTTTTCCGAACGAGGCGCGGCGTCCTTACCGTCGCGTCCGCGCTTTACCGCCAGACGCCAATCTTCGCCGACCCCGGGCTTCTCTGCGGTGTCGGTCTGGGCGATCCAGAAGGAGCCCCCGAACGTTGCGCCATCGCCCTTCTGGTAGGCAGCACCTTCGCGGAAGACGCCCCGGTCGAGGACTACGGGAACAGCGAAAGGAAACTCCTTGGTCTTCTCGCCACGGCTGAACCGCAGCACAAAGCCGCGCTCGCCATCGTGCGCGAAGGTCATATCGTCAAAGCCGACGCCGTCCACACCATCCACGCCAGGCACACCCTGGGCACCATCACGTCCTTCCACCCGTCCAAGCGACTTCATCCGGCCGTCGGTGAATGTCGCGATCAGGGCGCCGTCGCGATCGATCAAGAGGTCTGCGATGCCCGCGCCGTCTTTGCCGTTGTCCCCTGTTGCGCCGCGCTCTCCGGGGGCACCATCCGTTCCCCGTTCGCCAACCGGCGGGGCGGGCAGCGCTGCGACGGCTTTGGCAACGGCCTCGTCGATCAAGGTCCTCACGTGTTCGGGATCGGCATCCTTGCCATCCTGACCGTCGGCCCCGCGTTCACCAGCGGCACCGGGTTCTCCACGCTCAGGGGCTGGAATGCCGGCCACCGCTTCGGCCACCGCGCGCTCTACAAACGAGGCGATCTGAGCAGGGTCCACGTCTTTGCCGTCGCGGCCGTCCTTTCCGTTCAAGCCATCTGCACCAGGCGCGCCCCGCTCCGGAGATCTAGCCTCGAGTTCAGCGATGCGCTGCACCAGCGGGGCAGTTGCCTTTTCCACATGCTCGCGCACGATCTTAGCTGTGGCTTCGGCAATAGCCTTCGGGTCAAGCATTTAAGGCCTCCCGAAGGTCTTTCTCGAAAAGCGCGAGAGCTGCACGGCGAGCCTCGGCATTGTCATTGGCTGGTGCGGGCTTCTCAGGTGCCGGCGCCGGTGGGGGGTCCGAGGTCTTCGATGCCCACGGGTCCTCCTGCGCATCGCGCTTTGCAATAGCGGCCAAACTGTAGTTCTGCTCCTGGATCATCGGGCTGTCGCCGCCCTCGACCGGCTTCAGGCCGACCTTGGCGCGGGCTTCATTCGGAGCCATCACGGAAGCGCCGACGCCCTCTTTCAGGACGCTCATCTGGGTGACGCTGTCCATGCGCAGCAGGTTCTCGACATCGAACTCGGTGCCGAGGGTTTCCCCGGTGCCAAGTCCTTCGTCCAGGCAGAGCTCAATAGCCTCGATCAGCACCTGTAGGCACTGCGAATAGTATTCGGTGTTGAGGGCCTGCACGTTGTTGTGCGTGTGCATCTGGCCGATGCCCACCTTGTAGGGCGGCACATGGTAGGTGGAGCAAACGACTTCGGCGGACCATTTCAGCTGTTCGATCAGCTGCGCATCGGTGGCCTTCGTTGCCATCGTCTCGAAGCGCAGTCCGTCGCCAAGGACCGCAACCTTGCCCCTGTTCTTGCCGCCATAGTTCTCCTGCCAAGAAGTCTTCAGGCGCTCGGCTGTTTCGGGATCAATGAGGCCCGGAGCACTCAGGATGCCTCCCGGCTGTGATCCGTTCTGGAAGAACGTCGTGGAGTTGTCCTGTATTGCTAGGCCCTGCATCGCAGCGAGGCCCCCGGCAAAGATGGGGGATAGCCCAACGAGCGGATGGAAGAAGCAGTTGAACCGGTCGTGGATGATCTCCCGTGCCGGGACGATTACCCGATCTTTCACCTGGGTCAGCCGATCTGTCAGCAGCTCATAGAAGACCGAGCCGTCTTCGGCCACCAGCGCGGTCACGAGGGTCGGATCGAGAACGTACAGGCGCACGACGACGCCGCGGCCGTCACGCTCCTTCAGAATGTAGGCGTTGCCGCGCTGCAGCTTCGACAGCACCCAGCTTTCGATGAACTGGATACGGTTCTGCCAAGGGTTCGGCTTGCGCAGCACCGGCGAATAGGCCGGGTTCGCGGTCTCTGTCCAGATCCCGCCGCTGTCCTTCGCAACGAGCTTCACGCGCAGCTTGGCGATATCCGAGGCGATCAGCGTCTGGCAGGCGAACACCGCGTGGAATGACAGGACGCTTTCCTGCTTCACCTCGACGTTCTGCTGCCAGGCGCCGGTGAAGCTTTCCTTGATGATGGTCCACCAACCTCCACGGCTGTCGGGGCGCTGGAGGCCGGCGTCCTTCCGGCGCGTGATGTTGAGGCCGAGGACGCGCATTCAGTAGATGGCCACGATGTCGGCTGCAGTGGTTCCCACCGACCGCACGGCCTTCGTGCGCACCTGGACGATGGCGCCGGACGCGACGTTCTTGAGAAGAACCGGCTCGGCGTCTTCGACGGCCACGACGGCGATGTTCCCACCGGTGCCCACAAAAAGCGCGCGGCAGTGGCCGTCCGGGAGGTCGGCATCAGCCGTGGGGGTCACGGCTCGAAGGGCGCCGCCCGCCGCAGTGCTGGTGTTCGAAAGCGTGGGATTGCGAGCCATCAGCTGGCCTCCGCTGCACGACGTGCAAGTTCGGCCTCAATGGCGCCGACCGCGTCGTCCTTCGTCTTGATCGAGTCGTCGCTGACTTCTGCGGCCAGCGACTTCAGCGCCGGCCACGGCAGATCGCGCCAGCCGTCGGGGATCGGCGTCAGCACGGGTCCCGTCTCGGTCGTCAGACTGGTGGTGTCATAGCCCAGCTTCCCGAAGATCCGGGCAAACCGCCGGTCCTTCGAAGCAAGGGCGCGGTTGAGATAGCCCTGATGTTTCATGGCGCCGTTCTCCCGTTGATGGCCGGCCGCACCGAAGCGCGACCGGCAGTGATGGGGTTAGGTTCAGCCCGCCGCGTAGTTGGCAGCGTCGATGAACTGCACGGCGCCGGGGCGGCGCTTGGTCCAGTTGATGAACCGTTCGGCACGGATGCCGACCATGTTGTGCTGCCACAGGCTCATCAGGACGGTGGAGCCGGTCACCGGGCTGGTTGGTGCGCTTTCCATCTCCAGCGAGGCCTGGTTGCTTGCGTCCAGCAGGGTCTCGCCGTCGTCGGCCACCATGATTTCGGAGGCCTTGGCGAGGATGATGCGGGCGCCCGCACCAGTCACCGGGTTGCCCGAGCCAGCATTCGCCGGGATGTTCTCCGACAGGACCACCGGCAGGCCGAAGAACGTGCCGCCGCTCGTGCCGTTGATCGCCATGCCCGGGAATTCCGGCTGACCCAGCGGGTTGAGCATCAGCGCCAGGCCGAGGGCCTGCGTCTCCGTCATGATCCACACCGCACCGGCCAGGGACAGGTTGGCGGTGACGAACTTCGCCATCAGCTTCAGCACGTCCGCGCGCACGGCGTCAGCATCGGTGCCGCTGGCCGTGATCCCTGTCACGCCATTGGTGATCGACGCAGGCTTCACGCCTGCAGATCCAGCGTTGGCCGGGTCCACGAAATCGCGGTCCATGGTCTGCACGATGGTGTCCATGAGGTCCTGCCGGACGATAGCTTCGGCCGACGGGCTCGACTGGCGAACCAGCTCCTCCGTCATCACCACGATGCCGGCCAGCTTGGTCGTGCCCAGGCTGATCTGGTCGAAGGCCAGCGCAGACACGGGCTTCGGCTTGCCTTCACCCACCCAGGACGCCGTGGAGCCGCCAGTCTGGCGCGGCACCTTTATGTTGAAGGGGACGTTCCGCAGGCCGGGAATGCGGCCGATGATCGTCTGAGGACGCAGGAGTTCCGCGAACTCGGACGCCATGTTCTGGTACTCGACCAGCGGCTTCGCCCAGGTCGCATCCGTGGTGGTGCCGGCGGCGACGGCGGCCTTCAGGACCGTCGAGACTTCGGGCGTCTGGTCATCCCAGCGCCTGGCGATCTCGGCCGCCTGCATCAGGTTGCCCTTGGCAGCCATCAGCGACATCGCATAGCGGGTGAACGCCGTACCCTTCGGCACATTGGCCTTCACCTCGACGCGACCAGCATTGCGCACCGTGGCGGCGCCAGCCTGCGACTGGACCTGCGTGGCATTCACAGGGTGTGCAGAGGTCGCCTGCGCCTTCTCCAGCGCGCGGAGGCGCTTGAGGTCGCCATCGATGGCGTTGAGCTCGCCGTCGAGCGTGTCGAATTCCTCCTGCTCACCGGCATCGGTGGAGCGGCCCTCATCCATGCTCTTCTGCATGACTTCGGACATGCGCGCAGCCTTCGCGGCGCGGGTGTTCTCAAGAGCAGTGATCTGCTCAGCAATCGTCTTCATGTCGGTGGCCTCCAATGGCCTCAGGTTCACGTTGAAGGATTTTCCCGAGGCGCCGGGGGAGGCTTTCGCCGGACGCTCAATGAGGCCGATCGCGGCCGGAGCGTTCGTGTCGAACTTCTTGATGTTGGTGATCGAGGCCTCGGCATTGGCCGGGATGGTCACGGCGCTGAGCTCGAAGACTTCGGTCTTGATGAAGCGGATGCCGCCTTCGTCGAGGAAGGCGTATTCGATAGGCCGGAAGCCGATGGACACCGCCCGGACAAGCCCGGACTTGATCGACTGCCACGCCTCTTCGATGCGGTCCCGGAGCGTGCCTTCTTCCTCGATCAGCGGAAGTTCCGCCTCGAAGTTGATGCCCATCGCTGTCGGCTTGTCGAAGCGGACGAAGCCGATGGGCTTGTCGTGCTCGTGCTGCCACAGGAGCGGCATCGGGTTTGTGAACCTCACGCCCAGCGGGTCGATGATGTCGCCCACACGGTCCACAGCCGGCGTCGTCGCCACACCACGGATGATGCGCTTGTCGTCCTCGACTGACTTCACGGTCAGGACGGAATAGGCACGGTTCATGTCGGGATCCCTAAAGGGTCAGACGAAGATCATCTGGTAGGTCGGTGGCCGCTTTGGCTCGGGGTTGCGGCTCATCACCGTCACCGCGTCGAACAGGGACATCACCGGGTCGATCTTGGCGTCACCCGCGCTCTGCTTCGTCGCGCGGATGGCGGTGGCCGTCGGCTCAATCTTCAGGTTGCCGACGCACCAGTCCATGAGCGGCATCCCCGCATGCCGCAGGGTGCCGTTCGCCAGCTTCCGCTCGGCGGTCTTGATCGCGTTCATCATCGCGTAGCCCTGCGGGGCGCCGATGACACCGCCGTCGTCCGGGCCAATCTCCAGATCTGCCAGAGCGTCGATGAATTCGCCGAGGCCGGCAGGGTCCACGGCCACCGGCCCGAGCAGGCCCGCATCTTTCGCGCGGCCGATCAGCGCGACGATTTCCGATATGTCGGCGAGCTCGTCGTCGACGATGGTCAGGTTGCCGTCGTTCCTGAAGCCCAACAGCTTCGGGGCAATCAGCTTGCGTCGATCCAGAACGCCCTCGTGGCACCAGGCATGCGACCATGCGAGCCAATCGCGGGTGGTCTTCTCGCGTCCGAGCATCGTCAGCCCAAACAGGTCGTCCAGGCCGCCGCCATCGATGCCGGGCACGATGATGTCGCAGTCCCTGAACAGGCGGTCCAGAATGATCGATCGGTCGGCGCGCCGGCCCCAGAACTCCGCACCCGGCCAGCGGTTGGCCCGCAGGTTGATGCCGATTTCGACGTTCAGGTGCTTGGCGAGAAAGGTCTGGATCCCGGCGCCGGCCTCGCGAGCCTTGCCTAGCTCGCGCTCGAGCCACGCCTGGTTGACGGATCGGCCGAGGTTCGGGTTCGTGACGTAGAAGTTCTTCGGATCCTCGTAGGCCTGACTTTTGATCAGGGCCTTCGGGAACTCGTAGATGACCGGCAGGAACCGCTTGTCCTCGATCTCGCCATCGCGGACTCGCCGGGCATAATCCAGCTTGTCCTTGAACACGCCGGCCGGTGGCTCGTCGCTTTGAGTGGACAGGTAAATGACGAAGCCCTCGGGCCTCGACACCATGCCGCCCGTCGCCTCCTGGAGCATCGTATCGGCGCCCTTGCGCTTTCCGAACACCCACAGCTCATCGATCAGGATGCGCCCCGACTTCTTGCCGGACACCGTGTCCGTGTCGGCGGCCACCACCTTGAGCGCCGCCTTAGTGACCCGGTGCGTGATCGTGCGGACGTGGTCCTGCACGTGCATCATCTGGTCGAGCTCGGGGTCGGAC